CGGCTCGGCGTCCGGAATTGTGCCGCCGATGTCAGCGTGGCCTGCGCACTGCCTGTCGCTGACTCTCGCCGTCGGCGCGGCGTCATGATCGGCGTTTTCCCGCTCGGGATGGTCGGCATCGGAATCGCCGGTTGTTCCCGCTCGGGATTCCAGTTCCCGCAGCAGCCGCGAGACGAGGCAGGCGGGGTGCCAGCGGTGGCAAATTTCGCTGTGCGTCTGGAGCCGCCCGCCGATAGCCTCGTCGGCCAGCCATTCGCGGGCGTCGGCCAGGAGGTCGATGTGGTTCATGCCCGCAGCCTACAAGGCGTGGCAAATGGGTCAACGCTCATTCAGACGAGCGAATGACGCTACTTCAAATCGCTTTTCTCTGTGGGTGTAGCGACGGTTCAGACTTCGACCGGATCGGCAGGCAGTAGGGCGACCGCATCCGCCCACGGCATGACCGTCACCGCCTGGGCCAGCACCGTCTTATCAGCCGCAGCCCACATGCCCTCCAGCAGCCCGCCTGGTCCGACCTCGGTGAGAACGTCAGCCGAGATCATCAACCGCCCATCGACCATCTGACGCGGCACCGGGCGGCACTTGTTGCTGCCATGCTCGGCGTGGATTTCCGCGAGCCGCTGGGCCAGTTGGACATCGAACACTAAGGCCCACTGGCGGGCGTCGGGGTAACTGATCGGGAGAGCGAGGTCACCTAGTGTCATGGGATGGCGGCCCCAATGGCGGTGTAAAGGGCGGACACGCGGGTGTCTAGGAGCGACAGCGTCAGGGATTCGCCAATGGAATAAAACGAAACCCTGTGAGTGCCATAAGCGGCAGCGTTCCCAAACGCCAACACCCCGATGTTGGTATTGTCAGGAGCTTGCGACGAAATAGCTTCGGTAAACGCGCTGGCGTTTACTCGCACTTGATATGAGCCGGCATTGCTGCGAGACGTACCACAGAATCCGGACTGGGTGAGATCGCGTGACGCAAAGCTAGTGTTTCTGCTTCGCGAGGCAGCGTGGCTCAAAGAATTGGACCCGGCTACTCCTGCCTGCGCTTGGGAGCCGATAACCACGCCAGTCCCTACAAATGAAACATAGGCAGCGTTATGGTTGCTGTTTTGCGGATCGGCATTATTGTTTCGGTTACTGTCCAGATATTTCGTCGAACCGTTGCCTAACAGCCCCGTCTTTCGGTTGTAATCTCCCGCCACGAAGTTGTTATTCGTCGGGGCCGTCCCGACCAGCGGCGTCAACGCACCGGAGAGCGTCCTCGCCCCCATAAGGAGGCATGACGCCTTGATCGCCGACCAGACGCCGTCCTGCTTGCAGCCAACGACGAACGCTGTGATGGCGTTCCTGACCGCTGGCTCCAAAGCCTGCCCGTCTGCGGTCTGCACCGCCGACAGGTAGGCCGTAGCGTCCGCGTCCACGAGGCTGCGGGATGCGATTGGGCGCAGCAAACGGGGCGACATCGGCATGGGGCTATGTCCGTACTGTAGGGATGTAAGGTCGTTAGCCTTTGAGCATCGCCGTCATGGCGCAGGTGGTTCCGCCAGTGATGACGGGGACCACGTACGGGACGGCAAAGCAGGCGTCGGGGATGGAAATGCAGCCCACGGTCACGGCCGAGGTGACGGCATTCCCATCGGCGTAAATCTGGGTCGGCGTGACGTTCGGCTGGATGGTGCCGTGCCAGTTGATCCGGGTTGCGCCTCCGGTATTGGCCACCATCACCACGCCGCCGGCAAACGGGCCAAACGGGATGTTGCCGGCCGTCGTCGCGGCAGTTGAGTTAGCCGTGATCACCACGGACGAAAAGTGACGGGCGATATCGTTCATTACCTTCCCTACCTTCCCTTTACCTTGTAGGCACGCTTCTCAATGATCTTCTCGCGCAGTTCGCGCTTGTTCGCCGTTGGGTTGGTCTTCAGCTCTTTCCGCATCTCGTCGCGGATGATGCTCTCGGACAGTACTTTCCTCTGCGGCGGAGCAGGGCCGGGGTCGTAGTTCACACTGCCGCTCACGGCCATGCGACGGGCCTTGGCCACTCGCAGAACGTCGTCGCCGCTCGTCACCCATGCTGCGGGATCTCGCCAGCCACGCTTGTCTGCGATCCCCGCGCAGTAGTATTTCCCAGATGGGTTGATCCCAGCCTGCTTGGCCTCGCGAACCATGTACTGGGCCTGGAGCTTGGGCAGGGCGTCCAGCTGCTGGTTGTTCTGCCTTCCCTCCAAGAATGCCCTGTCCGATCCCTTAGTGCCGGGCGCGATCTGAAGGGCACACATGGCGGCGAAACGCTCGGACTGGCCGTCCGCGATCATCTTCTTGTAGTGGGCCTGCACCTCGGAGCGGGCGCTGGCGATCTCAAATGGCAGTTCCATATATGACTATTGGGCCGGAGGGGGTTGTTCGGGGCCTTGCGGTTGGCTCTGCGGCGGGCCCGGTGGCTGCTCTTGCCCGGGCGGCGGCATGGGTGGAGGAGGTGGAGGAGGCGGAACCATGAACTCGGCCACATCCATCTGATTTACCCGCCCCCACAACTGCATCAGACCGTTCAGCATGGCGGGCTGGCCGGACTGCATGAGCATCTGAGCCACCGGCATGGCGATCTGCATGAAGTTGTTCAGGTTCTCGGTCTTGGTGGAGATGTTTGGCTTCTTCACCGAGCCGGCTTCGACGCGGTACGAATACTCCCGAACGATGTTCTCCGGGTTTTCGTTCTGGACATGCATGCCCCACGCCTGGGCAGCCATTGGGCCGAGCAGCGGCTCAACGTCCTGGGGGTAAATCAGCCAGCGGGCAAGGAGCGCTTCCTTACGAGCCACCTCAGAGAGGGCGTCCTCCAGCGTGTTCGCGTAATCGTCGGGGCGAACCGAGATTTGCTCGCTCTTTACGGCGGCTTCTGCAGCTGACCTGAAGCTCGCGCGTGACATGCCGTAGACCAGCTCGGTCAACCCGACTCGCCGGTCGAAGAGGTTCGTCACCTCAGAGATGATCTGGTACATGTCCTGGGTCACACCAGGCATCTGGAAGACTGAGATCACATCGTTTACCGAGCGACCTACGGCCTCGGAGATTTCAACAATGTTGAATCCACCTTCATTCCGCTCCAGGATCTTGGCCTTCAGGTCTGGGTCTGCCGCCTTGGCCACGCCGATCAGCGTCTGCGAGGATGTCGCAATGCGGGTCGCGAGGAAGGACATCGCCCAATTAATAAATCGGAGTTCCCCGATTCCAGGCTTGATGATGCTCACCGGCCATGAGTAGCCGGGCTGACCGTGCCACGCAAGCAAGGTGAACGGCCATCCGCCGGGTTCAGCCCAGAAGGGTATCGGCCACTGGGCCCGCATGAACATCTCCTGCGGGATGCCAGTCTCATCCACTTCTTCCTGGAGCAGGGCAGGGGGGCAGTTCAGCGGGAAGTCCACGCCTTCCGCAACGACGATGTAGCAGTTGGGCCCGAGGGCATCGAACTTCCCTTGGAGGGACTTGTCCGCGTCCTTTAGGCGATCCCCGAACCCGGTCTTGGAGTAAATCTCCCAGTAGCAGATCAGGTCGTTCGTCTTGCCAGTCCGCTTCTTGTGTTCGTAGCCTCTAGTCGCTTCATCGGCTCTGGAGGAGTAGGACTCAATATGGCCCTTCAGATCCTCTCGGGTCAGACCAAACTCAGCCGCCACCTCGTCAATCGGCCGAACCCTTCGGCGGGCAGCCCAGCGGATGTCCTCAAACTCATCGGCGTCCGGATCCCAGACGATGTTGTCGATGGAGTCGTAGAAGCTTCCAGCCAGTTTGATCTGGGCCCCAGGAGGCTGGTACAGCTCATGCCACCAGACACCGGCGCCCTTAATGAACGCCTCGTCCACAACCTTTCGGGAGTGCCGCTTAAAGTCCAACTCGTTCGGCGTGTAGTTCAGATAATCTTCCAGCAGCTTGGCAATGACCTTCCGGCGCTCATACATGAACTGCTGCTGCTGGACGCCCTGCTCGTACATCTGCATGCCCGGGTCGGGCATCATCACCGGCTGGCCATCAGGTCCCATCACAGGACCGTCAGGCCCCATCTGCGGCACGGGAGGCTGGGGCATGATCCCGAGGAGCGCCGGACCGATGACGGGATATTCCTTCGGGGTCACCGTCCGCTGGGGATTGCGGTGATGGATCACCGAGCCAAACAGACGCACGGCCTCCCAGACACGGTTCACTACCATGCGGAAGGGCGGGGGATCGATGCCCTTGTTGTAGCCCCGCTCACCACGGGCGACCTCATTGCCCCACATGGCATCCGGGTCCGAGGAATAGAACCCGAGGGCCTCCTTGGCGTCCCGACTGAAGACCTCCTTATGCTTTTCGCCCTGCTTAATGACCTCAAGCCATCGCTTGGCAATCGGGCGCAGCGGATTCTCGTCAGACATGCACAGTCTCCCTACTGTCTATTGCCCGTTTCAGGGCTTCTTGGGGGACAGGGCGGCGAGCTTCTTTTCCAGCAGGGAAACACGCTCCGACAGCATGGCCACGGCAGGATCCTTGGCCCGATGCTCCCAAAGACCGTATTTCTTCCACTCGGGGAACTCGTTGACCCCCTCGTCCGTCACATGGTGGACGGAGGGCTTTAC